TAGAAATAATTCCGTTTGAACATGTTTTTACCCAGCAAGAAATAGAAGAAAGCGAAAAAGAAAATTTGCTAGAAAAAGTAACGAGTCCAGAGGAATTGTCAGGGCTTCTTAATCTGGTTTTACCTCACTTGGATGCGTTGTTGGATAGGGGCTACTTCCATAATAGCTTTACTACAACTACTGCAAAAGATAGGTATAAAAAAGCAAGTGAACCAGTCTCAACTTTCATTGAACTACATTTAGAAGAAGTCGCTGACATGTACGTATCAAAGCAAACCATCTATAACGAATTTGTGAAGTTTTGCAAAGTAAATGAAATTGAACCAATGCATTGCGTGCCGTTTGGGAAAGTTCTGAAAAAGTTGTTGCCCTGGTATCAAACGGCGATACGTGGACCGGATGATTCTATGGCATGTATGTGGCCTGATAATTATAGACATCCAGTAATATTGAATACTATTTTAAAACCAGTAAAAGTATAAGTATAGTATTATTTTTTATTATTATTTTTTTATTAATGGTCTGTTATGTTCAACCAAAAACTATTTATTCTAGTAAGTACTAGTAGTTAGTGAGGTGAAATAAAATGAATTTGAAGATGCGAGAAGTAAAAGTTGATAAGGATGGTGTTGTGTCAATGCTAGATACAAAAAAGTTGTATATCCTGGAAGTACATTTTCGGGATGCATATAATGGAAATTTTCGGTTAGAACCTCATTATTATATATGCGTTACAAATGAATTTGGTGTTACAAAATTTGTTGAAAATTGTACTGGATATAGGGATAGACTTGTGTTGTTTGAATAAGAAAACCAAGCTGATAGACTAAAATGGAGATATCTTATGAGACTTATATATTTTATCATTGGACTGGTATCGTTGTTTGTTTCAGGACAGGGATTGGATTACACGTACAACGAAACTACAGGTATATACAACGTATCAGCCGGCGATTCGTATCTCAAATCCATTGGTCCATATTCTTATTCAAAAATAATCGAATCAAGATATTATGAATACGACGCGACCAATGAATCGTATATAACATTATTAGCACTAGGTGATATTTTAGAAGATCAGAAGAACTTTTATAAAGAAAAACGATATAATTCTGATTATGTAGGAAAATATGATGAGTCATTGTATTTTACCGAAAATGAAGCATATGACTTTATTCGACAATGCGATGCAGTCATAATACTTGGCAATAATTTGCTCAATGAAACCAGCATTCTATTTGAACAGAAGGATTACAATGGTACGGTGGAGTGTTATTACCGATTCTTGAAATTACGGGCAGTTACTCCTTCAATATTAGAATATGGATCTACTGCTGCCTATGTACTTTCAGATATACATAGGAACATGGGCACATATAATAAAAATGTAGATCGAGGTATGGAACAAGATCGTGATGGTATTGCACGTTATTTCGAATTTGATGATACTAAAGCAAGACAACAAGCAGAATCAGCTGCGTCTATACTAGCTGAAAAAGAACGAAAGAAAAGATATCAATCGTATTTCAATGATACTGGTATCAAAATCACAACAGGAGACTACGAATCCAGTAAGTTAGTTACTGTTCCACTGAATAATTGCGAGATAAGTTTTCAAATAAGAACTATTTATGAAATGGAAATAATACCATGTATTAATGTAGTGTCAAAAACAGTAGGAACAGGTAAGTATTACCATACAGAAAACTTCACGATGGATTTATTTGTAATGGGTCATAATCATGACCTAATAATAACAATAGCAGATTATATAGGGCCTGCAAAATATAAACCAACGAATCCATTTGATTCACTAAGTCTTGTGGACAGGAGAGGTTATAAGGTATTTGATTATGGAAGCATTTTTAGGATAGATGGACATACTGGAAGAAAATACGAGTCATTTAATTCTGAACGACCGAATAAACCGCATATGTGTGTAGTATCATACGCATTGGATTCAAACACCTTTGTGCAAGTGCATACTCAACATCTTGATCAAGATAAAGACGTTGCGTTATTACTGGAGACCTTACATATTGAGAAAAAGACGAATTGAAGCAAGTTACAACACCTCCCCACTTCATCATCTTCTATTTTTGCAAGACAGTATCACAAAAACTGTTATCAAATATCTTATAAAGTTAACCAATCATCGTACATCTAAATAGTAACTATTCAGCCCTGCTCGCGGAATCATTAAGAATTCAGACCGCAATCAACATATACCATCAACTATAACCCTTAGTAAAGAACTGCCTAAGCCAAAAGTATTGATGGAACCTAAGAGCAAAAATGCTTTAAAACCTACTAAGATGAGTTCTAAGGAATATATTGATTGTATGGTTTCACTAGAAGATAGAATGATAGTGGATTTGTTAGTGATTCTATTCAAAAATGTGTGAAAAAGGCGTTGGTAGAAAGTCATCCACATTATTCATCAAAAGTCTACGAATTCAATGACGTACAAGAATTTGAAAAAGAGAAAAACGTTAAGTTGTGTATTGATATTAAAAAATAATATTTTTTGCTTTTATTTTTTTGACCAAAATATTTTTTTGAATCCAAACTGTTCTAGAACATGTTGACACTTTGGGCATGGTTTAGCAAGCATACCGCCCTTTCTATGAATGTATATGTAGTTGCCGATTGTGTCACTGAAGTTTAGACCAGCTAGACAATCCACTTCCGCGTGTACGCTAATATACGGTATTCTATACTTGTAGATGGTCGTTGGATTTCGGGACTTAATAATCCTTCTATTATAACCAATGTTTATGACTCGCCCACTATTATTGAAAATGATTGCCGACATTTGTTGGTTCATTTCTGATTTTAGGCATATTTTTTCTGCTAACTTTATTATGTGGTCAGGTACGGTCTTCTATTGAGATTCCTCCCGAACGTTTGAAGACGTGTGATTGGTTTTAGGTACTTCAATAAATATTGTCCCAGATTCATTTGGTGTATTATATCCTATATATACTTTGTTAACATCAAATATTATATATTGATCGTCTATTACAACAAACACACATGAATAATAGTAATATTTTCCTATTTCATTAAAATGCATCGAAGATATTATACATAAATACATACCATGATTATTTACATTATATGTACTTATTTTTTTATTTTTAATTAAGGAATTTAATACCTCATGCAATTTTATGTTTTTGAAACCAAATTTACTTTTATAGCATTCATTTACGATAGGTGCTATATCGTATTGTACGGTGTCTAAAAATTCTTTGTCTATTTCCATGTAGATCCTCCTTATGGTTTTTGGTCCAAGTATTGTAATGCTCTATTGTATTTTTCTTTTAGTCTAGTTTGAACCTCTTCGGGTAATTGACTCATTCTGCTTTCAGAAAGGTTATCTTTTATGTCGGCTATTTTAACAAGTCTTGCATCGCCACTTGGTTCATCTAAGATACGTTGCCAGTATGTGGTATTTGGTTCGTTTTCGAGGTGAGTCAAAGCTACAATTACGGTTATCATATCATCGGGCATTCCAATTTTATGAAGTTCCTCGATTGTGGTTGTTGTGTCTTCTAGTAGGTCATGGCAGATAGCAACACATTTTTGGGTTTCTGTTGTCAAGGTTTCATCTAGCATTACTCTCAACGGATGATAAATATAGGGTGAACCTAATTTATCTAATTGTTCGGCATGTTTGTATGTTGCAAATATTATGCAATGGTCGAGTAATTTCATAAAAACGTATTGTAATTAATAGTATTTAAAATTTTTGGTACAATGGTGTTTATATGTCCTATAATAAGTTCATTATTCATTATTATTTCTCCTATATGTTCTTAATGATCAAAATCCATTATAAAATAGTAATGTTATTTTCTATTCAAGTTCTAATTATATAGTCTTTTACTTGCTATTATATATAGTTTTTGGTGTTTCGTTACTATCATAAAGTGTCGCGATACCATCTTCTATTGCTACATACCTATAACGATCCGGACCAAATCCTTTTGTGCAATATGGATCAACACTAACAAAGTTGTCGGATTTGAAACCACTTCCCAATTTTTTGCGTGATTCAATGCATTTGTTATTAGATGCGGCTGTCCGTGACAATCCGCTATTATTATAGTCTTCACAAAGTTTATGAAGAACGGGGTCAAGGGGTAGAAAATACCTGTGACTTCAGTCGTGGGATGAATAGTATCCCTTGTGTAATCACCAAAAACTATATATATATTAAGGTATTAACTATCTATTAACATGTACCGCACCATTAAGATAAAGCTCGATAGGTCTAACGAACTCATCCAAACGGTCCGGCTTTGGAATTCCGCCTGCCAGGATGTCATAGACTATGGCTTTGCGGCACATGATTACAACAAAACCAGACTCAACAAAGCTACATACAAAGGTCTCCGAGAGAAGTATTCTACACTACCTTCTGCCCTTATCCAAACCGCGAGGGATCAAGCCAGTGACATGCTTAAGAGACTCAAATTTGAAACTAAGCCCTTCAAGCATCCTCTCGGTGCTGTCCGATTCGACGTTAGGACCATGAAGGTGTTCTTGGAATCTGGTTACTGCAAGCTCACTACTGCTTTCGGTAGACTGAGGTACGACTTCAAGTTAGCTGAATACTACAAGAAATATGCCACTTGGAAAGTCACGAATGCTCAGTTAAAGATTACCAAGAATGCTTGCTATCTTAATGTTCAAGTAAAGCAACCGGATACAGAGACAACCATTGGAGATAAGAGGGTCGGAGTAGATCTTGGAATCAATAACATAGCAGTATGTAGCGATAATACATTCTGGAAATCTGGCCCAGTCAAAGCCGTAAAAGGCAAATATCAATATTTGAGATCAAAACTTCAGTCCATAGGCACTCGATCCGCTAAAAGAAAGCTGCAAGAGCTATCGGGCCGAGAGAGACGGTTCATCAAGGACTCAAATCATCAAATCGCAAACTGGATACTATCTAAACCATTTGACGTAATTGCTCTGGAAGATCTAACTCACATCAGGAACGGTAAGAAGAATAAGAAGCTAGGTAAATGGAGCTTTGCAGAACTACGAAGTATCGTAGAATACAAAGCTGCTGCTATCGGAAAGAAGGTAGTTGCCATAGATCCAAGATATACTTCTCGTACATGCTCTAAATGTGGGTTTCAAAAGAAAGAAAACCGTAATGGTAGGACCTTCAAATGTAAACGCTGCGGCTTCCAGATCGATGCTGATTTGAATGCATCCAGAAACATCGCTACCTTCAGTAGATCTGATCGTAGCAGGCTGTCCGTCAACCAGCCAATCGTAGCGAGCTAACTAACCATCAGCTACAAGCCTGCCAATTCATTGGCGGGTAGTTGACTAACATGGATGCTGATTTTGTATCAGAAAAAAGCACGTGGGAAGAATTCATAAAAGAAATACAAGAAGAAAATGAAATAATAAAAGCTACATTAGATTTAATAGATAAAAAATATATAACTTGTGTGGTTGACGGGAATACAAAAGAATCGTCTGAAAGTTTGCTGAAGACACAGTGCAAGGATAACGAAAAAGCAATTGAATACATAAAAAGTAAATTGGAGTGATGATTAGTATGGAAATTTTTAATCCTATATTCGGTGCAGTAATGGTAGTGTTTATTTTAACAGGGTTGCGTGGATATAACGATTATGATAACAGCTGGAATAAATTTTTCAATAATCTTTTGTTTATGATTGGACTATTGGGGTTTGTGACGTATTTGCAATGGTGACCAAAAACTATTTAATTAAGAAGTTATAAAGGAGTAACCATGATTATTCTAGAAAATGGAAAACCTGTTGGATGTACACAAAACATATATGACCTGCCAGTGCATTGCAAGGATTGTGAATTGAGAAATACAGTATCTTGTACCGTAAATGGATATAATATGGAACAAAAACCAGATCCTATTTACGAGAACACCGCTAAAGCTATCGGAAATCTTGTTGCCGAAAAGCAACTGCAATACGGTAATTCATTTGGAAATGCAGGAAAAATCTTAAAGGTTTTGTATCCAAATGGAATTTCCGTTGACCAAATGGAAGACGCATTAGTGGTTGTACGTATCATCGATAAACTTTTTCGTATAGCAAATAATAATATGGGCGAGGAAGACGCCTTTCAAGACATAACTGGATATGGGTTGTTGGCAGTAGTTCGAAACAAGCGGTGATGGGATGTATGGATTCACAGAAATGATTAATCAGGAAGCCATGATATGCTTAGACACAATGGCTATTGTGGCTTAATGCCAGACTAGGTGATAAAAATATGATACATCGTCCAAAAAGTATAAATAGATAGAAGCTATAATATCATAACATGACGCGTACTTTGGCATCCATTGAAACCATCAGCGAACTAAACCCAATTAGCGGTGCGGATAAAATAGAAGTTGCCCGTATAAAAGGCTGGAATGTAGTTGTAAAAAAGGGACAATTTGAAGTTGGAGACAAAGTCGTTTATTGTGAAGTTGATTCTGTTTTGCCGGAACGTCCTGAATTTGAATTCCTAAAAGATAAGCATTATAGAATCAGAACTGTAAAATTGCGAGGCCAGATTTCACAAGGAATATGCTTTCCGCTAGATGTTTTGAATAATGGTGATTGGCATCTAAATTATAGTATGGATTCTGTTCCATTTGGGTTCGATGAACTAGAAAATGGGTTCGACGTAACAAATGTTCTTGGCATCACGAAATATGAGAAACCGATTCCAGTTAGTCTTAGAGGTAGAATACGGTGTCCTATTTCTAGATTGGCAGTTCCCAAAACTGATGAGACACGGGTTCAAAACATTCCTGATGTTCTTGAAAGACATAAAGGCAAAACATTTCATGTCACAGAAAAACTAGATGGCACGTCGATGTCTTGCTATATAGATCCAGAAACTGGGCTACATGTCTGTTCAAGAAATGTGGATTTGGCTCCAGATGTCGAGCACAAATGGAATGGCGATTTATACTGGAAATATGCAATTGACCACAACATAGAAGAAATCCTAAAACAATTGGGCAGCACAATCGCTATACAAGGTGAATTGTTTGGCAACGGAATTCAAGGCAATCCATATAAGTTAACGGATATTTGTTATCGCGTATTTAACTTCTGGGACATGACCAATCACCAATATATTGACGTTGTTACTATGTGGGATACTGTTGATTCGTTTGGTCTGGGAAAAGATTTCTTGGTTCCATATTTGGGTCAAATAACCTTGGATCACAGCGTAGATGATCTTCTTGAAATGGCAACAGGAAAATCAGTATTGTCAGATACATTGCGAGAAGGTCTTGTATTCCGACCCGAAATCGAAAGCACAGATTACAAAATCGGGAGGTTATCATTTAAGGCAATTTCAACAAAGTACTTATTGGAACGAGGCGAATAACAAAACATATTTTATTTTTTTATATTTATACTATCCATTCGTGAGGTGTATATTTTGTCAAAAATGAATTTACAAAAATATAATGTTTATCCTTCTTTTAGACCAGGTCAAGAAAAAGCAATAACCCAAATGCTAAAATCTTGGGAATCGGGAAATAAAATAATTAATTTAAATGCGCCAACAGCTGCGGGAAAAACTCTTGATTTATATATATTTGGAAAAATATTAGAAAAAGAATATTTTGTTAGTAATATTTTATTTACGTCGCCGCAAGTGTCGTTAATTCAGGAAGGCAACCTTTTCGACCTTCCGAAAATTGTTGGCAAGCACAATTATGAATGTCTTGGAATTCCTGGATATACCGCGGAGGATTGTCCATTTGGTTCACGAGAACCAGGTTTTGCCCGGTGTTCTGAGTGTCCATATAGGATAGCAAAAGCTGCCTTCAAAAAAGCAAATTTCCGCGCAACAACATTTGCTCGGTATCAAGTAGACCCAAGTCTTTATCTCGAAACAAAGGTTCTCGAAGTCGATGAATCCACAAATTTACCAAATGCTTTATTGGATTCCGCAACAATAAAATTGAATATCGCTATTAAGAAAACCAACTTGGCAGAAAGAAAAGAACTCCTAAAAAAGGAATTATTGAAATTAGACATAAAGGATTACCTCAATGAATATTCACAAGTGTTGCAAAAAAAGTTAAAAGAAGTTACCATAAATTGTAAGGACGTTCGAAAAGACATTATAGGTGCTAATAGAAAATTAACTGCTCGCGAAACAAAAATGCTATCGAAGGTTCGAAAAGAATATAGCTATTATAGAAACAACTTAGATTCTTGTAATCAGGCGTTGCGATACCTAAGTCTGGAAGTTCCTTATGTACTTACAACGGATAACGAAGAAGTATTCAATGTTAGTACTCGCAGAAAAGAATTAACGGTTAGTCCTTATTTTAAACTGCTAGACTGTAAGGTTCCGTTTGCCGACCTTGTTGCGAAATTGGATTGTGTAGTTCTGGCATCCGGAACGCCAACAACCGAACTTCTAACCAACAAAGCAATTTCTGTTGACGTTATGCATCCAATACCAATTGATCGCCGAACTATATATTACGATCCAGTTGGTGCTATGACAAAAGACGGACGTTTCCGATATGCAAAACCAATGGCTGAAAAAATATCCCAGCTTCATGACATGTTTTCAGAAAAAACAATTGTTCATTGCGGGAACTACCAAATAGCAAACCTCATTAATGAACATTTATGTAGGCTACAGCCTAATGTTTTGGTGCAGTTTCCCGGTGAACGAAATGAAGTATTAAAACATTGGATGCGATTAGATAATGCGATTTTTCTAAGTGTTGCATTTGAACAAGGGCTAAACCTGGAAGGTCCAGAATATCCTATGAATATTGTAGCCAAAGTTCCTTTTCCGAATCTTGGAGACGACTGGATACAAGCACGAAACAAATATGACAATTATATGTGGTATTCCAAAACTGTTGCTATTCAAGTCCAACAAGCTTGTGGCCGAACAACCAGAACACCAAAAGACAATTCCATGACATATATTTTAGATGGAAGTTTTGGACCATTGCTCGCAAGAAACAAAAATCTTTTCCAGAAATGGTTTTTGGATGCGTTAGTGATTTGCTAACCAAAAGTTATTAATAACAAAAAAGTATAATGTTTTGTTGGTGGTAAAATGGATTCAGATGGAATTTGGATAATAATTATTTTGGTGGTAATGATATTCGTAATACCGATAGTCTTGCATAATGTATTGGCATAGGAAATTAAAAAAAAGTATACGAGGAATTTATGTTGATTTCAATTAGTATAATCGGTTATATACAATTTATTTTATTTGTATTCTGCATTTTTATGATACTATCAATGAATTCGTTTGCTGCGATAGTTGGTATGTTTGTATTATTTGTGTTGATAGCATTGGAGTTCTATATAAAAAATAAAGAAAATAAAGAATAAAAAAATAGTTTTTTTATTATTTTTTATTATTGTTATTTATTTTTATTATTTAGTTCTGCTATAATTCTATCTAATATTTCTTCAGTTTTGTCGTCTTCTTGCCCCCATAAAAACGGCACTAGTTGTGATCCTCTATAGTCAAATGGAAATAATTGATTGAATCTGATTTCGTTTTCGAGTAGCTGGCCAAATCTCTGGTCCGGCATCGATTCCCAAATGATACACAATTTTTCGCATATCCGTTTGATACGGCGTGGGTCCCTCATAATTCCTCGATGCTTATAACTTCAACATCCCTTGGATCCACATCGTTGATTTCAAAATCATCGACGTTACATGAAGTCGTTGCAATTTCTTTTGCATCTTCTTCGCTTATTGCATCCACGAATACAGTCGCAGATATTGTTGCCACCGAAAATAGCGTTACTTTGTATTTCATAGTTATCAAGTTAGTGTTAGTATAGAAGTATAAGTAGTTTTTGGTTATTATGACCAAAAAGTATAAATACTAAATTGGTTAATATACGTGTTAGGGATGGTTTTATGCCTGAAAAATTATCGAAACTTGTAGAAAAGTTAGAAAAGGAAAATGACGCATATAACAAAATAATAACAAATTGCATGTTAATTGATTACAAATATTTTACCGAGCATATAGAATATTTCAAAACTATTGGATTAAATCAGACATTATCATATTGTCCATTTCCTTATGGTTGTAATTATTTCAAAACGTGTTCAGAAACCAGATGTGATTGTGATGTATGCGACAATGGATATCCTAGAAGGTTTTGAGGATGTGTTGTTAAATGAAACATAATCACACTTGGAGTTATTATTAAATGCAATTTCAGTTAATCGGAACATCTTACCAAAATTTGGTTAACGGCCCTGCCATCAAATTATATGGTCGTCAATCAAACGGTGATTCTGTTAATTATACAATAACTGGGTTTAAACCGTATTTTTATGTGTTGCCGAAAAATTTTGACGAAGTGAAATCATTGTTGGATACGTTCCAAGAAGTAACCGAATATTACGAAGAATATAAGTTCATGCCAAATGGTTATCAAGTTGAGCGCACTGAAGTACTCCAAGTTTATGTAAGTAGACCAGGCGACGTTCCAAGAATACGAGACGCATTAATTAGTCATCCAGCTGTTCAGGAAATATTTGAAGCCGATATAATATATGCAACTGCTCGGTTTTTCACGAACTATAACATTTTTGGAATGGGTTGGGTCGAAGTCGATGGAAACGACATAAAACCTCTCAATAACGTTATAGAAAATGCGCCATTAAGATATCTCGGTATGGATATAGAAGTACAACCACCAGAAGTTGGTGTACCAGTAGCGAAAAATGGCGATCCAATAACCATAATTAGTATGAGTTTTAATATAGACTTTGATGGAGTCAGAAGTCTTGTACTTGTTGGAAAACCAGGCAAGGACACCAAAGACGTTAAATATTATCCGGATGAATCTTCATTGCTACTAGCATTCATTGATTATTTTAATAGATTTGATCCTGATGTAGTGGCAACGTACAATGGTCATATGTTTGACTTTCCTTATATTGTTGATAGGTCAGAAACATTGAATATACCATTGAAAATGGGACGCGACGGTTCTACATTACAAGTAAAGGAATTTGGCAGTCAAAAAGAAGCCAATATGGTTGGAAGGGCATCAATAGACCTAATGGACGCCATCAAACTTAATTATTCGCTTTCTAGTTATAGTTTGGAAAATGTGTCCAAGACTTTACTTAATAGACCAAAGCTGGATGTCAAAGCTAGCGAAATGCGGCGTATTTGGTTGGAAGGCTCCGAACAAGAGTTACATGACTTTGTGCTGTATGCTGCAAGAGATGCTGACCTTCTTCAAGACATCATTAGTGAACTTAAATTAATTGACCGCTATATTGCCATTAGCAAAGAATGTGGTCTACTTCTTCACGAATCCATAAATGGTGGACAGTCTCGTCGTATTGAGTCGATGTTACTGCGCGGATTTTTTGAAGAAGGACGATTGTTTCCATTAAAAGATAAACGTGGTAGCAAAAAAGAAATTGACGTTGTGGAAGGTGGTAAAGTTTTTGATCCAGAACCGGGTCTTTACAAAGAAGGTCTTGTTATGGATTACAAGTCGCTGTATCCTAGCGTTATCAGGGCCTATAATATTTGTTGGACTTCTATAGTCAACGAAGAAAATGTTAATGTTAAAACTATTTTGGCACCAAACAATGTTAGGTATGTTGATCATTCCGTTTATGAAGGTATAATGCCGCGCATACTTACAAAGCTTTATAACAAACGCGTGGAATTAAAAACCGCCATGAAAAGTGCCAAAACAGAAGAAGAAAGAAAATTTCTGGATGATAAACAGTATGCTGTGAAGATACTCCTCAATTCTTTTTATGGATACACCGGCGCCGTTCTGAGTCGATTATACGATCCTAGGTTGGCTAATTCTGTTACAAGTGCGGGCCGTCAAGCTATAACATTAACCAAGGAAACCGCAGAAAGTCTTGTTAATTGTAAGGTGGTTGGTGGCGATACGGATTCTATTTTCATCCATTTGTTGGATGGCAAAACACCAGAAGATGGACAAAAGGCGGCTAAAATAATTCATGATGCCATGATGGAAAAATTGCCACCACCCATGGAAATAGATTTTGAATGTGCAGTTAAAAGTATGTTGCTTCTTAAGAAGAAACATTATGCCATGTGGATAATGGAACCTTCCAAAGATGGTTGGAAAGACAAAATGAAATACCGCGGTATTGAACTTAGAAGACGGGACTGGGTTCCACTTGTCGGCGAAACCATGGAAAAAGTTCTGGAACTTATACTAAAAGAAAATAAGGTCCAAGAAGCCTGGAAATATACTAATGACGTTATTACGAGGGTATCATCTTTGCAGGATATTCGAAATGATCCGGAACTTGCAGAAAAATTAATACTTAGCAGGAAAATTGGCAATATTAATAGCTACAAAAACATTCAGCCCCACGTAACTGTTTATAAGAAAATGGAATCTCGTAAAGAAACGTTACCTGGGTTGGGAGATCGTATCCAGTACTATGCGTTGCCAGGTGCGTCTTCCGCAAAGTATGGTGGCATAAGTCAATGTGTTGATACTCCAGAATTTGTAAAAAATACAGATGGTCGTATAGACAACAACTGGTATGTTACTCATCAAATTATACCGCCTCTAGAACGCATATTTGAATGTATAGGTATTTCGATCCAGACCGGTAAAAAACTAGAAAAAGAATCAAGTTTGTTTGAATTTTCCGAAACAGACGATCAGAAACCAAAAACCGTATTAACCCCAAAACAGACCAAAACTGGATTGTTTGCATTCACTTGAATGAGGACCTTGTATGAATAGTTGGATCGATGTTAATAAGGAATTACCAGAATCTAGAACACTTGTCTGGATTCACGTAACCTATAATAAATGTTTGTATGATGATGTAACAGAAAGGATTAGCATTGGAACATACCAGGAAGGTTATTGGCATGATTGGCTAGACGTTCATTTTGCTGACGACTATAATGTAACGCATTGGGCAATATTAGAATGGCCAGAAAAACCGGAAGGCATTTAATATGTCAGAACGAACAGATAGTCTCTTGGTTTGCAGAGCTGACAAAAGCTCGTTAACCGAAATCATGGACACCACAAATGACACTATCGAAAAAATAATAATAAAATATAAATCTGGTCATACTATAATCATAAAAACATGAACCAAAAAGTTTAAATACTAAGTAATTTAAAGTAGTTTTGTAATATCACCCTTGGGCAAAGGGGAAGAGCTTGTGGAGATGTCCTATAAAAGAATCAATGAAGCAAGAACCAAATACCATACTGGATGCCACAAATACTAAAAACCTATTTTCTATAAAGTTTTTTGGAGAAACTTATGTCAGAAACTGGAGATCAGATAAGGCAGTTCAATAGAATTGCAATTTCGTATCGAACCGATATTAAAACACTAAACGACATATTGGATTCCTGGAAGTTGGAAAAGACTTCCGTTGATGACCTCGCAGAACAAATAAAGAGTTCTGTTAAGAATGCTGCCGAAATTTCTATCAAAGTCAATGAAAACAACCAGTATCTTGTGGAATTTACATTCAAACCAATAATGGTGTCATTGATCATCGACAAACACAATCATTAAAATTGAGGCTATATAACATGAATAAAAAACTTTCGGAATGGACAATAGAAGAAATGGAAAGTTTGTATATACAATTAGGATCTTTTAGAAAATGTGCCAAAGAATTATGTTGCGATCCAAAGACATTTAGAAAATATTATTATAGTAAGAAAAATGAAAAATTAATATCCGAAGGAAATGAAAAGTTTGAACGTATTGAACCAATAATCAAAAACATTCCAAAAATTCTAGAACGAAGTAAGCATGTTACTAAATCTGCAAGTTCAAAATTGTTTTTTAATCCAGATGAAATGAATATTGGTGTATTCGATATCGAATCCACTGGTTTAACTGGCGATTTTTCTTGTATTTTGTGTGCAGTAGTAAAACCATATGGCAGAGGAAAAGAACAAGTATTTAAAATAGACCTTGATAAACGTGATATGCTTGAAGCAGAAAAAGACTTACTATTAGAATTTCTTCCGGTATTAACATCGTTTGATGGACTAGCTGGATATTATAGTACTCGTTTCGATATGCCACTCATAAGAACTCGTTGTATGTTTCATGGTATTCCGGCTCCGAAGAAAATTAAGCATTTTGATGCATATTTTACAATCCGAAGAACAGTTAATCCAACAACACGCAGAATGGATAGAATAAACGAAATAAATCGTTTAACTGATGAATCATTACCTGAAAAATCTAAGCTTGGTGTCAAGGAATGGACAGGAGCTACATTTAGACGAGACAAAGAATCTTTAGACTACATAGTAGAACATTGTGTAAAGGATGTACAAGTATTAGAAAGTATTATTGACAAGTATATGGACTTTGTTCCGGAAAAAATTATGAGAAGTTAATTTCTTTTTTTGGTTCAAACGTTTGGATAGTCTTATTTTATTTCTATAGTTTGAGGTGTTTTCATACGAAAGAGGGAAATCGTTGACCTTAACACTTACAACAAATTTGACTTACTTAGAATTTTTTCAAGACACAAAACGTTCACTAATTCAGCAAAAGCCATTAAGGTTTCTGCAAAACGATTTAGTAAATATTGGACAGATATTGGACTAGAAAAACCAAACAAAACACTTACTTGGAAATTAATTCCGGATATTCCTTGTTATGAGGTTGCAATCATTAGTGACCTACATTTCGGGAATATGTGGCAACAAAAAACCATATTGAACAACTTCATAAAGATTTGTAAAGAACGATCCATTGACGTTTTGTTATGCGCCGGAGATTTAGTAGATGGCACAATGACATTTCCAGAACATTACAAGGAACGTTTCTTGCATTGTGCTGACAGTTATATAGAATATTGTGAAGAAAATTACCCAGCGGACTTTAACACAAATGGTATTATAATGGGTAACCACGACAAAAGTCTAACCCTATATGAAAACCCAAATTATGACTTTTGTAAGGAATTTTGCAAAGTTCGTAAAGATGTAACTTATCATATTGGCAATGACAACGTTACAAAACCATTTACAATACCTGGCAACATAAAACTAACAATGTATCACGGAAGTAATTGTACAAATTCTAATTTGGGCCAGAAACGCGAACCTAAATTGCAACAAAAAACAGCAGAAATTCTAAGCACTAAAAACACTAGCAACATCTTCATATATGGCCATTGTCATAAAAAATGTCTAACAAACTTCATGAGTAACTATATTTTGGGGGTTGGCTGTTTTGTGGCAGATACGCCGTTTCAAGTAAATCGAGGAACGTTTGGTGACGTCTGTGGACTCATTATAAAGTATAATACAGAAAATGGTAAGATTGTTGCACTAGAACCAGAATTCTTTACAGCCGAGCAATTAGGAGGGTTAAAAATTAAGGATTTTTGACGTTTCTTTTTTGTGTAATCAAAAAGCTTAAATATCATGAATACGTATTAAACGTATATATGTAATCGTAAGGAAGTGATTTGAAATGGGAAAAGGAAAAACACACCGAGTCAGAAAGAAGTCGCCTCCTCCAGAAACGGAGAGGTGGTGTATCGCATGCAAAAAAATGACCATCTGGAAATACAATAAGTTGGTTGGTCATTCTAGATGTACGGAATGCGGTAGTATATTTTCTGCGCGGACAGAAGTGCCAGAAGAAAGGCTACAGGAAGTCGCAGAACGTCTAATGCCGTGGTGCAACAACATCAATAATAATAAAAATATTATAGCATGAACAATAAAAAAATATTTTTTTTTGAAAAAAATTATTGTTGTTAGTGCATGCTATTTTTTATGTGCGGTTCAATAAACGGATACTTTGGTTGAAGCGCTGGTGGTGCATTTGGTATTCCATCCACGATATGGATTTCAAAATAATCCATTTGGATATTCGTTGTGTTGTACATCAAATAATAGTAATATAATGCTTGTTTATAAAGCTTTTTGTACGACAAACCAAAAAGTATTTATACAAAAACATATAACACGTAAGTGAAGTGAATTTACATGACAAACAAGGAAAAGACGACCATAGGTAGTATGATAAGTGTACCGGTAATTTCAATATTACTCGGAATTGCCGCAATAGCCATTACACAAAACATGTATACTGGATTGGCAATATTCATAATATCAATGGTATATATGTTAACCGATATAATTGGATTAATTCCATTTGTTGGGGTATTTGTACAATATCATGTACTAACCAATTATATAATACCATTCATGACAAGTACTTTCATGGTACCTCAAGAAGTAATGGTGTTGTTGAGCATTGCTTTCTACTTAAGCATAATATTTGGTGGAATTGTTACTATCTTTACGACTCTGATAGTATTAGTGGGTGCTTATACAGTAATAGCTAATCGCTAATAGTTTTAAGTAATTACTACTATTTTTTTTATTAGGAGGCGTACATTTGTTATATTGGGATTTAGATGGCGTTCTTAGGATACTTGGCAGTCATGTACTTGGTTATGAACCCGAAAACTGGCATGATACATATAATGGTAAAACAATAATAGAAATCGTTAATGAACATCCGGAATTATGCATGACGTGCCCGGAGAGCGAATACTTACCAATAATTCATGAAAAATTGGACAACATTACTATCCTCACTAATCAGATCGATGACTGGATTCCCTTTACAGAAATTTGGCTACGTCATCATATAAAAATTCCATATGATGTGGTGTATACTAAAAGTAGTGAACACAAATTAAGCTTCCTCAAAAATAGCGATATTCTCGTAGAGGATTTTCCGGGATTTAAAAGTTACAATAATATTGCATTAATCACAAGGCATTATAACGAGCACTTAAATGTACCATGTAGAATATCATCACTAATCGATCTTCGGAGATTAATAGATTCCCATGAAACCGCTTGATTTATTTATGAAAATGACAAAAGGCAAGGAAGTCTTTTGCTGTCAAAAAATTAATGAAGATGGCAACCTTGTCGGAATATCAGGAACCGTAATCACTAGCGACGAAAATTACATAATTATTCGAAGCAAGGATTCGGTGCACCTTATTAATCTAAAAGACATTATAGAAATAGAACATATACCAAGTTTAGAAATTGCTTTTATCGAAGGAACATAAATGAATGAACAAAGATTTTTAAAATGTAAAAGATGTGGCCGTCGTCTATCTTCGCCAGAAAGCCAGACCATAGGCTACGGACCTATTTGTTTTCAGAAAATCCGTGAAGAAGAAAGTGTTCAATGTGATTTATTTGACTTTGAGGTGACGGCATGAACGTAGACATAAATAAATTATTCAGTGATTTAAAGTCACATCCGTTAGAATATATCACATTAGTATTAGCGATTTTGGGTGCAACTTTTGCCTCTGATTTAGATGCAGGAATAAGAGGACTGGGGTTCTTCCTGTGGATTTTTTCAAACGGTTATATGTTAATTGGTTTTTTAAAATTAAAAAATATTCCATATTCCCTGCTTTTTCTTGGTTATGAAATAATGAATATACGTGGTATGTTGAATGCGTGGTACTGGTGAGGGAGGTAAAACATTGACTAATATGATCAAGTTAGTAAGAACACACAAAGAAAATCTTTTGTTGTATGATCAAATATCCAAACTAGATAGATGGCTGGCTATTCAAAAATACAAATACAGGAAATGATATTATGTTAGAAATAGATAAAATACATCAAGGGGATTGTTTAGAATTAATGCCTCTAATTCCCGATAAGTCAATTGATATGATTTTATGTGATTTGCCTTATGGAACTACACTATGTAAATGGGATACTGTTATACCTTTTGAAAATTTATGGAATAATTATAAAAGAATAATAAAAAACAACGGTGCGATAGTACTAAATTGTCAACAACCATTTACTAGTTTTCTAATAGTTTCTGGAATTGATATATTCCGATATACGTGGTGCTGGGATAAAAATTATCATCCGAATTATATGAATGCTAATAAAATGCATACAAAAGCATTTGAAGATATTGCAGTATTTTATAAAAGGCAACCAACTTATAATCCACAAAAATTTCAAGGCAAACCTTACATTGATACAAGAAAACCTAAAAATAGAATAGTTTCCGAAGTATATGGCGACATACCGTATGGTATAGGCAAAGATGTTTCCGACGGTATGCGAACACCAAATGGTATTATAAAAATTTCTGGAAGATCTAATAAAAATGTTCATCCAACACAAAAACCAGTAGAATTATTTGAATATTTAATTAAAACATATACTAACGAAAACGAGTTAGTTCTCGATAATTGTATTGGTTCCGGTACAACTGCAATAGCTTGCATAAATACAAACAGACATTTCATAGGCATTGAGAAAGAACAAAAATATGTAGATATAGCAAATAAAAGAATAAAGGAAATGCCTATACCCCTAGAAAAATTCGTAGGATGATAATCATGATCATCATAAACATTCTCGGATATTCTATAATAATAGTAAAAAGAACAAAACCCGTATATTTTAATGAAAATGATTATATTCACAACGATCGCGGTTTCTATGACAAAGAAACAAATACTTTCCTGGACTAGATGATACAATGCTTGTTAATGATAAATCTGCTTATTATAGAAAGCAAACACCCAATGGTCGTTTTTATTTTAAAGACGAAATACCTTATCCGTCTGTAACTACAATCATTGGACACAAAAAGAATACCGGTAAATCAAGGGGACCTGGACCTAGTGCCCACATAGGAACCATTGTCCACAAAAAAATACTAGGTCGATATTCCAAGAACGTATTACCAGTGTCGTGTAATCCTATCTGGAATATACCCAGGGAAGAAGTTTATGGCAGAATAAATCGCTGCATAAAAATGTGGAATGACTTGCATTTAAGTATTCAGCCGTTTTTTGTGGAAACATCATTGTTTAATAAAAATCCGCCATATGCAGGGACTCTTGATATGCTAGCGAAAATTAGCTGCAATAACGACCTACTTGATATCCATTTTGATAAAGCATTATATTTACTTGATATAAAAACAGGAAAATCGTATGATAGCCATGTTGCCCAGGCAGCGGCTTATTGGCAAGCATTAAGAAGAAAACCCAAAGTAATGTTTGTTTATTTGGATAGCATTATAGACAGAAATCCGGAACAAAAAGCAACAATCAGAATATTTACTAAAGAAGAACTAGAAGAAGGATATAACACATTCCTGGATTATTATGTAGAATTTGAATATTAAAAAAAAAATAAAAAATATTTTTTATATTTATATATGCGGATAGTCCATTGGATATCGCGGATCCAATGCTGGCGGTACATCTGGGATGTCTTTTACTATGTGACTGGTTTCCGAATTGCGAATATTTGACATTTTTTATCTCCTAGTAACCTTAATTGTTCTGGTTTCATCGGTTTTCATACTAAACATAGTATTTCTTATTTGACCCATGTATGGATTCCAAAACTCAGAATATACTAATGGATGCCAACCAGTTACTATTCCATATTTATTATAGAATAAATCATCTTCCAATTTTTCTAGTTTATCCTGGTAAATACATGTTACTACTAGTTTTTCAATGGGTACCATGTACCAATCATCAAATTTTTTCTGTTTTACCATACCAACAGATTTTTTCTTGATATTTTTATAACCACATTCTTTTTATGGGCAGGAGAATTTTTCATTCTTATTTTCGGCATTCAAATACCTTCATTCCGATTATGTCATTGACTCGTTTGATGGCAATGCATTCAGAATTTCTGATTCTTTTTGCATCCTGTTTTACTATCTCATTGTATTTCAAAGTACTCACCAACTACATATAGTAGTTACCAGAATAAATAGTTTTTGGTTCTACTTACATAAATGTTTATGTTCTAATATTATATTAATAATTTCTTTTTTGCCTCCTTTATTTACACGATCTAAATATAGTTCATCAAATACTTCGAACCACATTTTTGTGTTTTCGGATTTTTTACTTCTTTTTCTAGCATTTTCTACATTTTTTAGTGCTTTATTTAAGTCGAACATTATGGACATATGGACATATACGTGTTAATACTATAAGTAATTATTGGCTTGTTCTTGAACCGTAAACTATTTATTCTCGGAAGTACTAGTAGTACTTGGTAAAAAGTGAGGTGAAATTTGAAATGAGCGAAAGAGTTTGGGCACAATATGGCAGAAAAGCAAGAATACCAACACACATTAAGGAAGAACTTAGGTTGGCTGGATTTAAGATCAGGTCAAGAAGGACCTGGTTGAACAGAACCCAGATTAGTGAAGGTTGCGAACACATAACAATTAAGGTTAGAAAAGAAGAAGAGGTGGCTTGAGATGAAATATAAAGAGATACTTGACATGGCACAGGACGAGGAGATCCAGCACCTCCGCGCCCTGATCAGCGCGAGAGGTACGAAGATGGATGAAGAGGTAGACACTGATTTCCTCAGCATGTTGGCTGAGGAAGGATATGAAGTCGGGGAGGTGATCTAAATGTGCTGGCAATGTGTGCAGAATCCAGATCAGTACCTAATTGGCGCTGAGTTTGTCGGCTCGGAGGATACCGGAGACCAATACCCACCAATAACACTTAAATGGAAAGGGAAGGTCTACAAAACAAATCCCGGTGCCGATTGGCTATTCGCGGGCCACGCCGAACCGGATGACTTCGATGCAGAAGGAATTCCATATTTCGAGGAAGTGTTGATTGTGAAAACGCGAGAAAAGCCGCTATGATGGGGATTAGAAATATGGTCGAGGAGGTAGCATAAATGGCAAACGAAATGCGTCGACAACAAGAAATGTTTGAATCAAACGATGATAGAATTGTGGTTGAGCCAAACCCTTTTGCGCGATTCGTCTGTTATTAGTTCGGAGGATACAATGTCAAAATATGTGGTGGGATTTATATTAATGTTGGTCGCATTAATTTGTAGTGGCTGCATACAGCCATCTCCTGAAGAAGTATACGATACCCCTATTACCTTGCCAATCAACGCCAGTCCGGTTGATACACTCAAAGAGAGCTTGAGGACCATGACCGATGCGGATGGCCCACGGGGAGTCGCGTTGTTTTTGGACGAATTCGACGAGAACAGAGTGACCCTGAGCGCAAAAGCGGATGAACCATCTGATTTTGTTGATACTATAGCGGCAATCATTATCACAGATCGTCATCTAAACACTCAAAATATAACTCCTGAGGAATATACTGTGAAATATAGTGGTCGGTACTTCTCCAATTCCGGGGATTTTAAAATAACAAAAAAACAAATAGCCCGGATCGATCAGAACACACAGAACCAGGGATTGTTGGAAGCTGTTATAGCCGCCATGGCTAAGGGGGATTTTGGAGACGACATGAAGACACGCGGGAAGTATCTCACCGACAATGCTTATACGCCTAGCAATGAAAGACTCGAACTATACAAGGGATATGTTTCGCGGCCACGGTGGATGATAATAGAGATCCAGTGAGGGGCGGGCGGCATCACCACATGTTCCCCCAAAACCCTCTCTTTTCCTGCCCTTCTCCTGCTATCGATAATTCCAGGGAATCCATAGCTGAAGATAAACCTTCCGGAAGAAATTCCCGGTAAAACTAAATACCTCTCGGATCAATCTGATTATCATGACTCGCCCAGAAGATGTTATGTGGGAATATCTGAAGTATGTTCCTCAGCTATGTGTGCGATAAGAGGTGCTATAGACCTCTGTGGTGTACGTCGCGATTGATTACCCTACCCACCACCATAAACTATATATACTTATAAGGCGTATTGGGTATTGGAGTGAAATGCGATGGTACTGATTGGAAATAGAAAAGACATACTAGAATTGGATGAGCTGTCGGATGCTTGCCTGAAAGCCAACTTCGGCTACACTGTAGCTGGAATTGAGAATCTGAGAGAGTAGGTCAAAACATTTTTATGATTTAATGGATGATTTACGGGTCGTGTTGGAGGAATTTCATTGATGAAAATTGGTTTGGTTGCGTTGTGCATGCTTTTAATTGCGTGCAATTGTGTCAGTAATGCACAAACAGATAGAGTTAATGTATTCGATAACAGCGTTGCGATTGATAGCAAGTTACAGTCAGAAATCAACACATTGGTCGAATTGATGCCAGCAACGAAACCAGCCCCATGTGATGAGTGCGTATCGTGGCGGCATTCATCCGATTACATACAAGGCAAGGCCGTGCAGACATGGTACGAGGTGTGCTGGAATGGGAGCGCATATAAAATACTATCATGGCGGGGAGGACAAGAGAAACAGTATACGCCGATATCATTAGAAGAAATTCCATACGACGTTTACAGCTATCTCATCCATAAAGCTAACGTTTGGGCAAATCCTAGTACAATCACAAAAGATGAATTTATAGATGTCATGACGAGAGTTAGAGGTGAAACATATTATGCTAGCAATGATACTTTAGTAACACGCGTAATTACATCTGATACCGCGCGCATTGGACACATCGAGAACAATACGCTCGAAATAAAAAAATATGCTGAGGGAATTCATTACTATGGACCCCTTCCGACGTGTATTAGAAAATATATCACACAAAATCAACTAGTAGTATGACCATTAAATATAGGTCCTGCTTTCTTCCCTTTTTTGCAGCAACATTTAGTTATACACTATGTCCCTTGTCTTAACAACGGCGCGCGCTTGTTCATGCCCAGCTGCGATATATCACCCTGGAACACGATGTAAGCATAGCAGGAAGTACTTCCCTCAGCCCGAGCAGGAAGCGAACCTTCGCGATGGCTTGCCAGGGTGGCCGGGCGGAGATATACCATACTCTGACCCCAGAACAACGCGCATCTCTGAATCAGATCATCGACGCGGAGGAGGTCGTCCCATGATGCCCACTTGATCCGTCGTTTCCATCCACCTTTTTTATGTTAACCAAAAAGTATTTAAACACCTAAAACTAAACTATAACTATGAAAACAATGATGAACCTAAGCGAAATATTTTATAGCCTACAGGGAGAAGGCCCTGCTGTAGGAAGGCCAGCTATATTCGTTCGACTCTCAAAATGTAATAGATCTTGTAAGGGATGCGATTCTCCGCAGAAAGATAGGGTCGAAGAAGTTGAAACATCTTCTGTGATAAGTCGTATCCAAAACTACCTGAAAACTTATCCGAACAGTCGAATAATCTTTACAGGCGGCGAGCCGTTGCTACAACCCACTGCCATTTCTGAAATCATGAACGGTTTACCCGGTCAACTATTCGACATCGAAACCAACGGTACCATAAACAACCAGGAAGAACTATTTAAACGCTTCAATATTATGGTTATTAGTCCCAAGAAGGATTGTTTTACTTCCTCCAAGGACCGCAATGAGTTTATAACCAATTGGTTAAAAATTTCGGATAGTGGCCGCAAAAACATTTACTTTAAGTTTGTTGTTGGTAATTTACCGTGGGCCTTCTTGGAAGCTGAAATCAAGGACATGTTTGAGAACACGGATCTAAATCCTTCTAGGACCTGGTTAATGCCTGCTGGAGATAACAACCAAAAACTATCGATATCCGGCAAAAACACCTGGAAGGTAGCATGTCGTCTTGGATGCAATTATTCCGACCGTCTTCATATCAGAACAAACTCAAAATAAAAATTACATATTTTTTTAATATAAACACGCCACCAAAACCTTTAAATACATGTAACCCTTTTTGTAATATAAAAAACCATACTTGGAGATTTATATGAAAATAAATGCTAAAACACTTGCTAACTTTTTAAGTAAAGTTACCATAAATGGTAGTATGACCGACGCACTATTAAAATTCGGACCTGACGGATTATCGGTATCTGTAAAAGATATCAGTAATACAGGATTTGCTACTGGATTACTAAAACCAACTGCCGGATTTATTGACTATCAGCAAATGGAGGCTCCAGTAAAGAGTATCCCAAAGTTACTCAGTTTCTTGAAGTCTCTTAATGGTACAATTGAATTAACAGTAATAGATAATAATTTGATAATCAAATCCGAAGAAAATAATGGTAAATTCAAATTGGCAGAAGTTCAATATTTAGAATGTAACCTCAATGCATTTCCAGCCTTTGAAAAACATGACGGAGGATTTGAAGTAGATAGTAAAATCTTGGATATGGCAAAAAAGAATGCTTCAACGTTAGGCTTTAAACATGTTTTTGCCGAAGTAACTAACGGAGATTTTTGCATAACTGCTGGTGAAGATGAGTTCGATCAATTACAGGCCCATGTCAAGGTAGACTATAAAGAAGTTATGCGTACAATGTATGCAGCAACCTTGTTAGAATTCATATCTGTAATAGATGGTAAAGCCGTTATTACGTTTAATGAAGATTATCCATTATTAATCACATCAACTAATCCAGATTCAATTTATAAATGGGTTGTTGCACCAATGGTAAAACCGTCGGATGAAGAATAAATCAATTTATTTTTTTATTTTTGGAGGAATACTATTTGCCACTATTAGTCGAAAAATATAGGCCTCAAGTCATAGAAGATGTTGCTGGATTCATTCCTACATTCAGTATAGATGAAAATATACCACATCTATTATTATATGGACCTCCCGGTACAGGAAAAACTACATTAGCTCGTATAATAATAAAAATGCTTGATGCAGATAGTATAACACTTAATGCTAGTTCTGAACGTGGTATCGAAACAGTTCGACAAAAAATAACAGAATTCGCAGGAACAAAAAGTAGTAATGAAGGAATAAAGATAGTATTCTTGGATGAAGCCGATCATCTTACCCAAGAAGCACAAACAGCTTTGCGTAATATTATGGAAACACATTGCCGGAATACTAGGTTCATAATGACATGTAATTATTTCTCAAAAATTATAGATCCAATCAAATCACGTTGTCTTTCAATAAAGTTTGATAATATACCAATCGATATAATCATAGCCCGCATGAAATTCATATGTGACAATGAAAAAATTCCGTATGAAGTAGAAGCACTTCAAAAAATTGTGGAACGAACGGGTTCAGACATGCGTTCTGCGATAAATAAATTGGAATCAATGAAAGATGGAGTATTTCTATCAAAAATTGTCAACGAAACAAAACTAGCACAAACTGTATTTGACAAAATTAAATCAAAGAACTTCAACGAAGCTAGGCAACTTTATCTTGACTCTGTACCGGATAATGAGCAGTTCCTAAAAGATATATATAAAATTATTTTTGATAGTTCCGAAACACAAGAATACAAATTAAATGCACTATTAAAAATACGTGATGCCTACATAGGATTACCTGCTGGATCATGGCCACAAATTGTTGTTGAAACTATGATACTTGAACTAATTCAACTTCGGGGATAGTTGTTCTATGATGAATAATTTCAAAGCCCTGAAAAGCGGAAACTTAGAAAACGTTAATCCTTCTATGCTGTTTCCATTACTCAGATGGTGCAGTGGATCCGTTGTAGATTTGAAGTGGTGCAACGAAGTCAATAAAAACTTTTTTAATATTCCGCCAGAAATACAAAAAGGTCTAATTCATATAGGACTTAAAGATAAAAATCCATATATGAAATATCCAAAAAGTACTAAGCTAAAAGAAAATAAAATATTTGAACTAAAAAAATCATTATCGATGAAATATTATTTTTGGTCCGAACAAGAATTCAATCGAAATATTCAAAACTTGGACTATATCAATTGGGCAGAGATTTTGAAAGCACTAGGTTGTGACAGTAAAGACTATAAAACTTTAGGAATTGAAGAAGTGAAAACAAAAATTACTAAGCATCCTAAAGAACAAAAAAAGAAGCCATTAAAAACATTATTTGACTTCTGAGGAATTACCATGACATTATTATCTAACTGCGCGAATTGTATTAATCATTGTTGTAGACGTCCTTTAATATCCGAACAAGAAATTCAAAACATAGAAAATAAATATAATATTACTCTAGAATTATCTAACAATGAAACACAGCATTTAACTAAAATTTATAAAAATAGGATTAAAGGACCGATTTGTCAACTACTCGGAGAACACGGATGTATACTCAATTATGAAGATAAGCCAGTTATATGCAAAATATATCCATGGATACCATATCAATTTGTTCCTCCCGCCTGGGAACTATTATTAGATGTTACCAGATGCGATAAAGCATCCCAAGACTGGACATTAACTTATTTGACCGTGAAAAAAGAATTTAACAAAATTATTGATTTGGATCCAGCCTGGCAATTATGAAAACCGCGTATGACCTTGATGGAACACTAATATTAAGTCCGTATAACCATTGGTTTACAAAAAAATTTTTTTGGGTTCCAAACCAAAAAGTATATAAACATGACGTTGAAACAATCATTACTGCCAGAACAAAAAATTGGGCGGAACTCACTTGGATTACATGCAAAATAATTGGATTAAATAATGTAAGTACAATTATTTTTAATCCAAAACCTATATGGGATCATATATATATATCGTCTTGGAAGTATTCCGTATTGGATAATTTTGGGTTTGATGCATACATAGATAATAATTCAAATATATTATCCACTATCAGAAATTTAGGATTCAAAGGTGTATTAAAAAATGTCTGACGTTATTTTATTCAGTGGAGGTATGGACTCATTTTGTCTTCTTAAAAACCATACTTATGATAAAATTCTATTTTTCATAACAGGAACAAAAGATAATCTCATGGAACTTCGGCAACTATACAACATGGAAATTGATGGTATAATAGATTCAAATATTGTTCATATTATTAATTTACCAATATCAATTTTTGAATTACCAAACAAAATTATACCTCATCGAAATGCCGTGTTTTGTTTGATGGCATCAAATTATGGAAACAATATTTTCATTGGTACCACCAAAGGCGATACTACTAAAGACAAAGACTATGTTTTTAAATCACAAATCGAAGGTATTCTCAATTACTTCGGCCAGGATTCAGAAAAAGTGGTACCGGTCGGTTATCCCTACAGTATTCAAATGCCATTCAAAGATATGACCAAAACCGAAATCATATCAAATTATATCAATAATAGCAATAATATCAATGAACTTCTGAAATATAGCCGTAGTTGCTATACAAATACTGACAAAGAATGCGGAAAATGCCGGTCTTGTTTGCGTAAGGCCGTAGCCCTTCGTAATAATAATATAGATTATTCTAATGTATTTGAAATGGATCCACTCAGTATTACATTATCTGAACGTGATATCAAAAAAATGCAATCAAGACCATTAGAATGGCAAGAATATCAAAAAGCATTAGGTTGAATATCTATGAAGGAAACTATTTTTGATAATGTTATATTAAAGGATACTTGGTTCACACATACTGAAAACACCACCTCATTCTATACATCTATCGAAGTTATGTCAAATACAATGAACCAAACCTATATTGGTTATGCGACATTTCCAAAAATGACGATAGATAATAAAATCTGGGAACTTTGGCTTACCTGCGTTTATTTACATCTATTGAATTTTCAGCCATTCACAAATTCTAAAATATTGCCTCCAAACGGATTGAATGATTATTCAATTTTATTTTGCAATGATCTGTATAGTCATAATTACCAAATTTGGAACAAAATCTTTGGACGAAATATAGATATATCTGAATATATATCAAATTATCCAGAATTTGACCCAAAAAAATATAACATTGAAAATTATAGTAAAGTAGCCGTAGCCATGAGTGGCGGAAAAGAATCTAGTTTGGCTTATCATATTTCTGTATCATATGGTCTTAATACATCTGGAATATTCATTGATTATATTGGTAAGTCCAAACGCAGAGAAGGACAAAGAATGTCAGAATACCTGAAACAAGTAGGAGATAATCCTGTTGTTATTACCAGCAACTTAATTGATTTTTTATGTTTATTGCCTTCACAATACGGCAAACATAGCATGTATTTATCTCCAACTATCATGCTACTTTTGATGCAATGTTATTGTTCAAAAAAAGATACATTATTAGTAGGCAATGAATATGACAATACTTGTCCAAAACTAGAAAATGGAACATCATACTTCGGTGATAATTACGAACAATCAACTGTATTTGAAAGAAAGTTGACACAATACCTTCACGATATTGGTATTGATATACAGGTTTTCAGTCCGCTATATAACTTAACTGAAACATGTATACAGTCTTTATTAGTAGATACGTCATATTTCAACTATCAGGAAAGTTGTCTTGTTCCAATCAAAGATAATTCAAATAACTATGTTTCATGCGGCAATTGTTCAAAATGTAAAAGAATTGCTGCAATAATTCAAAGTATAGGAATCAATACATACTACTTTGATCCTGCTATATTCAAAAATAGTTCTGAAAGTATATTCAATAGTTTGAATGGTACGGATGAAGCAGAAACACTTGTATATTTATTGAACCAACAAGGAATATATTTTGATACTTCTATTGAATCCACTTACCATAAAAATGTGTTCCAATATAATATTGATGACATGCATCCAAGGATTTGTCCATTATTATCTAACTATGTTATTAGTATGGTCCAAACAATACCTTTAAATAGGATGAAGTAAAACACTATAGTATGGTTAAAGGTAAAGTTGAGTTAGAACAATGGCGCGAAAGTCATATTGCATTGTCAAGAAAAGGCGCAATAAGGGCATTCTGCTATGACTGCATGGGAGAATATAACGACAAAGAAAAAGACTGCAAAAACATAAATTGTCCATTATATCCTTTTCAGCCATATAGTTCATATGTGTCACCAAAAACAGAATAAATAATACAATTTTTCAGATATTTTTATGGTGTAATTATGATAAAACTTCCAAATGATTCTGCTACATATTTTCCAGCAGCTGGTCCTCAATTCGAATCAACATATTGGAAAACAAAATATAAAGATTTTGGATTCAAATGGTTCTTAGAAGGACAATCTTTTTTTCATTATCCCTATATGCTTACAAATGCATTCAATAATATATCATATAAAAATTATAGAGATAGTCAAGAATTTCCAAGAGACCCTAATCATATTCTGATTGGAGATTCTGGAGGATTTCAAATTGTATCTTATGCCAAAAAGGGAATTAATGTTAATATAGAACCAATATCAATATTAAGATGGCTAGAAAATAATTGTGATATTGGGATGAACCTAGATTTTCCACTGCTGGATAACTTCAATCACTCTTTGAGTCATAGTGTAGAAAATTTTGGTGTCTTTGAATCATCACGAAATAACTATGATATAATGCTATGTAATGTATTGCATGGAAGAAATAAAAAAGAACTTGAAACATGGTATAAATCAGTTTGTAATTTTGATTTTGATGGATGGGCTATTGGTGTCAAGCCAGCAGATAATATTTACCTGCAGTTGTATGCATACTTATTATTGCATTCAAATGGCGCTAAAGGACTTGAAAACTACTGTCACTTTTTCGGTGTAGCAAGTATAAGAAATATGGTAATTCTTGCTATACTAACAAAAAAACTTGGATATCCGGTAGGATTTGATGCATCAAGTTACAACGTAGGGAGTACTGCCAGAGAATTTTTCATGCCGGAAAATATCGGAGGACACTATTATCTTGGTAGTAAAAATAGTGAAAGATTCTTAACAGGTATGTTATGCGATTGTCCAGTATGTCGAAATATTAATATCAATGATATTTATGAAGATAGTGGCGGATCAGGTGTTTTAATATGTCTACATAATCTATATGTCACAATTGAAACAAATAGAGTCATTAATTGCCTAGCCAAAGATCATAAAAATTTACTGCGTTATACAAACACAATGATCAGAAAAGATATTAATATTGTACGAAATATTAATAATATACTCAACGATTATATAGAATCGGGACATGACATGGATATGATATATACACGTTATGAAGAACTTTTTATACTTGGCGGCGATAAGATTCCTGCTTCTAATCTTAACGGCATAAAATAGTACCAAAACCCTTAAATAGGTATAATTACTAAACATACTATTATGAGAATGTGGAATGTTTCTCCTAGATGTCCAGAATGTAGAGAAAGGATAACACAGAATAACAAAAAATATATAAAATTATAAATTTTTTTGGTGAAAATTATGATATTAACACAAAAAATAACTTTTGATGCCGCGCATCGTCTATTAGGATATGATGGAAATTGTAAGAACTTACATGGCCACACATGGATCGTTGAAATTGAAATTGAATCGAACCGAGAAATGGACCAATGCGGAATGCTACTAGACTATAGAACAATCAAAAATTACTTCAAGGATACCTGGGACCATAGAACTATTTTAAACATGGATGATCCATTAATAGAAATATTAAATGTCATGAATTTGAAGGTAACCATAATGGCTAATAATCCAACTGCAGAAAACTTAGCAAAAAAGATACTCGCTGATATGGTTTTACTTGCAGATCTGAACAATCCAAATGACCATGCTACTGTAGTTGTCCACGAATCCAGTGATAATAGTGCGAAAGAAAATATCTAAATATATAATAATAACGTTTTATTTTGGAGCAAAGTTCAATGACAAATCATAATGATTTCCCCCACGAAGCTAAAAAAACCAAATGCGAAGTTTGCGGAAAAGAATTTTGGAGAATAACAAGCACCCATTTATGGCATGCTCATAGAATGACAACTGAGGAATATAAAGAAAAATATCCTGAATCGGTAATAGAAGATCCAATATTATCACAATGGAAAAGTCGAAATACTATAAGCGACAATAGTAATGATAGAAATAGGGCTTTGGAATACTACGGTCAAGAATGCATGAGATGTGGCGAAACCGAAAACTTGGTTGTTCATCATTTGGATTTTCAAAATATTCGGTCTCCGTCAGATAATCATTCCATAGAAAATTTAATGGTACTATGCAAATCATGTCATGCTAGAATTCATGCAGATTTTAAAAAAGGAAAATTTGTTGGCATAGATAATATAGAAAAAGGAGTTCATTATATACTCAAAGGCCTTAGTGATGAATTTGGATTAGACCTCACAGATGAAAACTTCACTGATACCCCAAAAAGAGTTGCTCGTGCATATTATGAAATGTGTTGCGGTATAAATTGTCAAGAAGATATTGATTCTATAGTATCTACTTCATTTCCGTCTGATTATGACGGTATAATAGTTCAACGTGATATAAAATGTTATTCTATGTGTCCGCATCATTTATTACCAGTAGAATATAATATAAATATTGCATATATTCCAAATAAAAAAATGTTGGGCATATCAAAATTAACAAGAATTGTCGAACTTTTAGCAAAGGCTCCAAAATTACAAGAACAGTATACCTATGATATTATTAATGTATTCAAAAAAATGGAATGTAAAGGAGCCATGGTTCAAGTATCAGGCTATCATTTATGCATGGGAGCAAGAGGGGTTAAAATGCCTAATGCTAGAACTATAACAAGCTCACTATTCGGAGCATTTGAAAAACAAGAAGTTAGAAACGAATTCCAGATGATGCTAAACGAATAAAAATAAACATTTTTTTGACAACCACAAACTATTTATTCTTAGAAGTACTAGTAGTATTGGGTGAATAAAGTGTCCAAAAAGATAGTTGACTACGATCATTGCTTAGTTTGTGGAAAACCGGTTGTTTTTGTTAGAGGCGTGAAACCAAATGGTTACGTTGGAATAATTGCGTACCATGAAGAAGATGTTTTAGAAGGATCTGAGATAGTAGAAACAACAAATAGCTACAAAAGGTGGACAATGAGAAAGTTGCATCCAAAGACTGAAGAAATTATAACAGATGATGTTTCTGAAGTCACTTCGGAAGTTCCAGAGATCATTGTCCCGGAAAAACCCGAGGTTGACATTACTGGACTAAAGCACAACATCTTTGTCATCACTGGCAAGGTAATGCAAACTCTAAGAAGTATTGGCCAAGAAGAAACCGCAAAGTTGGTCAGAGCTAACGTACTGACTAACGGCAAGAATATGTCCGCCGTATTAAAAATCGTGAATGAGTTTGTTGTCATTACAGAAAATGGCAACATACTCATCTAAATTAATTATTTTAATGGTGATTATAATGTACCGTATACAAATAGGCGTACTTGAAAATTCGGAACAAAACTTGGATAATTCAATGAATTCCTGTTTTGACATTTTTCCGGAAGCGTGTTTTTCGGATTGGAATTCTAATGAAACAGAATCATGGCTAGACATTTTTGAGGATAGTACAAAAAGTAAAGTCATTGGAAAAATTTTTGAGGTAGAATAAATGTCAACTACTGGAATGCCATCATTGGACATATTGTTGAGTAATGTGAACAAAGCAAGAGAAAATAAAAAAATAAAAGGAACACAAGGAAAGGGAAGGAATCTGAGTAAAGAAAAAATTGACAATTTTTATAAAGCAATTGAAAAATTGAATAGTATATACGGAACACAATTTTACATGGAAACTTCTGGTAAAACTTATACTATTCAAGGAAATCGAGAATATGGTCATCTATCACGTCGTAATGGCATAATTGGTGTTGGAGTTCATTTAACCCTGGCATTACATGAAATGGATGCCGCAGGAACAGAAAATACAATCAAAATGATCGTTGATAACAACGGGGGATTTTTAGTAGTATCTCTCAGTAAGATGCGAGAACTTGGTCTTTTTTCAGAAGAAGTTCTTAGAGAACGTTACCGAGCAAGATCAAATAATACAATTCCATACTATACATGGAATATTGACGAACTTCGCGAATACGACGTAATCATGTATTTGAATAACTAATTATAATTATTACTATTTTATTTTTTGATTTTTATGACACATTTTAAAAAAGTACCAGATTCCTCTGATGGATGGAACTACGCAAAAAATTATGTCAACTACCACGTCCTAAAGGGCATGGCTTGAACGGTGACGTTCGACGCAAGAGTTGATTAGGGAGCTTAGGTGAAAATCTATGCAGAAGTTATCAGAGAGACAATTAATTAACACACCTACGAGTGCTTCACTAGCTCGTAGCTCTGTGGTTCCGTCTTTAAACAGAGAGGAAACTCTCAGTGAGCGGAGCTTCTCGACCTCTGATAACAATCCCGAAGTGAACAACGCCCACATACAGGCGGTCTTAAAGACAAATGTGTATGTATTAGCAGTAGATGGCAAACCATTAATGCCATGTTCAAGAGCGAAAGCTAGAAAGTTATTAAAGAGCAACAAAGCTACAATTGTTAAACATAATCCATTCACTATAAAACTAACTTTTGAATGTGAAAACCAAATTCAGTCTATTACATTAGGAGTAGATACTGGATATCAACATATAGGATTATCTGCTAAATCAGAAAAGGCAGAGTATTGGTCTTCAGAAGTTGTATTGCGAAACATTTCTCCTTTATTAACAGAAAAGAAAATGTATCGTCGCGGAAGACGCAATAAACTGTGGTATAGAAAACCAAGATTCTTGAATAGAAAACGTAAAAAAGGATGGTTACCTCCAAGTATTGATTACCGCATAAATTCTCATATCAAAATCATTGAGAAAGTATGTTCTTTGTTACCAATTACTTCCATTATAGTTGAAGTAGCAAACTTTGACATACAGAAACTCAAGAATCTTGAAATAAAAGGGGTAGGTTATCAACAGGGAGATCTATATGGATATGAAAATATAAAATCGTATTTAATCGAACGCGAACACGCCAGATGTCAACTATGCCATGAAAGATCAACACGTACTAATTCATTCAGAGTGCACCATATAATACAAAAAAGTAAAGGTGGCACGGACAAACCTGACAATCTTGCTTTGCTTCACGAAAAATGTCATACTAAATTACACAAAGAGAATTTAGGACACCTATTAACCAAGAACAAACAATACAAAGCAGAAACCTTTATGTCAATTATGAGGAATACGCTTGTAACTGAACTAAGAAATACGCATACGGTAATGGAAACCTTTGGTCATATTACAAAGATGAGAAGAAACACATTGAACATTGAAAAGTCTCATATTAATGATGCTTTTGTGATAGCCAAGGGCAGTAACCAAGTCCGTTCTGCGCCTCTGACTATAATTCAGAAACGGCATAACAATAGGTGTCTTCAATTGAACAGGAAGGGCTTCAAACCTTCAGTTAGACACCAGAGATATCCCTACCAACCCAAAGACGTAGTTATGATTCAAGGTGTCTATTATGATGTTACTGGGACTTTTAACAAAGGTTCTTGGATACGGGTAACAAAAGCAGGAACAGTGTTCAACTTTTCTACAAAGAAGGTTGAAAGACATTATGTAACTAACGGTTGGGCAATTCATCCACACCCTGAAGGATGTGGTCTTCTTGCCCCACAGGGATAAACACAGAATGAAGAAATATAACTGCATGATAATAAAAATTATGAAGGAGGTATGAATGTCTAATAATGAATTTGATGATATAATATCAAAAGAAATAATACCAGTTATTCGGGAAGTCGCAAATAGTTCACATGGCATGAAAAACATAAAGTTGGCACATACCTTACATTCAATTAGGATTGGTATTATAAGAACTTGTGATCTATATCAAGATCTTGATATATTGTGTATTCGATCAAAATATTATGAAAGCAACAATAAAAAGCAATATTACAAATACATGATTTCCATAAATGAAGCAAATCAAATTAGAATACATAAATTGGTATATATAGTAGATGATTCATTAAATCCAGAACGTATAGGATTTGAAGATATAACATACATGTAAAAGGTGGCTAGCATGGAAATAGAAAAAGAATTTATGGGCGTAATACAAAACGATATAGCTCCTATAATAAATGAATGCTTCAAAAATAAACACCGACTACATGATATAAAAATATATGAAACATTACGTGTCTTGAGAGAAAATAATAAAATAAATTTTTATGACATGCAGGGACATGCAACATACTTATATATAGTATCCAAAATATATACACCAAAACCAGATTATCATTACTATTATATATATAAGTTCATAACAGTAGATGATCCTACCGTAATATTTGAAGTTAGTAAAATTTATGTTGGTAAATATGCTAAACCAACTGAAGTTAGTAGGATATTTATTAATACAAAAAAAATGAGTCATTTTATGGAAATCCTGACATGAAGACCGTACCTGACCACATAATAAAGCTTGCTGAAAAAATCTGCCTAAAATCAGAAATGAACCAGCAAATGTCGGCAATCATTTTCAATAATAGTGGGCGAGTTATAAATATTGGTTATAATAGAAGGATCATTAAGTCCAGAAATCCAACTACCATCTACAAGTATAGAATACCGTATATTAGCGTACACGCGGAAGTGGATTGTCTAGCGGGTCTAACTTTTAATGACACAATTGGCAACTACATATATATACATAGAAAAAATGGAATGCTAGCGAAACCGTGTCCAAAGTGCCAACACGTATTAGAACAATTTGGCTTTAAAAAAATATTTTGGTCAAATAACAAATAAAAAACAAAAAATATTAATTTTTAATACCAACACACAACTTTACGTTTTTCTCTTTTTCAAATTCTTGTGCGTCATTAAATTCGTAGACTTTTGATGAATAATGTGAATGACGTGCTACTAATGCCATTCTCACAGAAAAATAAAAAAAATAAAAAATTATACTTTGTTTATACTTTCACTGGTTTTAAAATAGTATTTAATAGTACCGGATGTCTATAATTATCCGGCCACATACATGCCATAGAATCGTCTGGTCCACGTATAGCAGTTTGGTACCAAGGCAACAGCTTTTTCAAAACTTTTCCAAAAGGCACGTGATGCATGGGTTCGATCTCATTTAATTTACAAAACTTTACAAATTCGTTATAGATGGTTTGCTTTGACACGTACACATCAGCAACTTCTTCCATGTGTAGCTCAATAAAAGCTGATACTGGTTCACTTGCTTTTTTGTACCGGTCTTTTGCAGTTGTGGTGGTAAAACTATTATGGAAATAGCCACGATCCAACAATGCATCTAGATGCGGTAAAACCAGATTAAGAAGCCCTGACAATTCCTCTGGACTCGTTACTTTTTCTAGCAAATTTTCTTTTTCGCTTTCTTCTATTTCTTGCTGGGTAAAAACATGTTCAAACGGAATTATTTCTATACGTCTATAAAATCCCGTTGTATCATCGCGAACTCTCGGCAATTTATTAGATCCAAAAATTTGTTTCGCAAATGATATAAAATCAAATGCTCTTTCGCCCTTTCTTTGTGCACGTATTACATCTTTGTTAGAGGTTAGCATTTTAAGAATATTTACATTTGGAAGCGTTGATTGTTCCATGTCGCCAAAGGAATTCAATAGTTTGCAGTATAAGTCGGACGTCGCGAATCTATCTTTTTCCAAATCATGCATTGAAACAGAAGATATATTGTCTTCGCCAAGCATTTTACAAACAGTATCAATAAAGTGAGATTTACCAGTACCACCAGGTCCCAGCAATATAAATGCTTTTTGGATAGGATACGCCCGGTACAAACAATATCCAATAAATTCTAATGCCTTCCTGAAATCCTCTTCTCGGAGAACCGTTTGAAACATCTTAATTATGTTTGGACACTGGGCATCAGGATCATAGTTAACGTTGATTTGGATTCTAGAATAATAAGTAGGTCTATGTGGTTCTAATACACCGGTTCGCCAATTAAGATAGCCATTTAGACAATTTATAATATCTAGGTTATTATCGAATTTTTTTGATTCCACGTATGTTAGGCCTCGTATTATACCAAGAACTTCTTTTAGGACGTGGGCATTATAGCAAGTTTGTCCGTTATCTTTTACACGTGGGCCAAGCAATTCAACTAAAATTTTATGTATTACTTCTTCACCATTTTCCACGTAATGTCCTTTGACGTAGGTCATCATCGTTTTTGTTTCTATTATTGTGGCAACTGGAACATTTTTTATGATTAATTTTGCTAAATTATGATAATTAATTGCAGTAATCCCTTTGCTTTTAGGATTACGTTCAAAACATTCTTCGAGATCTGTTTCTGTAAAATCTTGCATACTCATTGTAACACCACGAAACGTTTAAAAAATAAAATAAAAAATTATAAATCTATATGTCTATGCGGCTAACCATGAAGCTATTTTCTAGATATTATTGTACTAAGCTCCTTTTGGTTTTAGATATTATTCTTTTTGTTTTCTTGCGATTACTTTTAGAGGTTTTCCGAACCTTTTTTTGGCTAGGTGCAAATTCAATTACTTCCTCGCCGGTAACTAGCAAACGTGTTTCAAATCGACCTCCGTTACAGCACGTTCTTGTGTATAGTTTACCGTCAGATACAAGCTTCTGGATAGCATTTGTAACCTTTTCACTGCTTTGGAAAGACTTTCCTTCCAACAACATATCAACGGTAACCAATTTTCGCTTACATTGATTTTTTATTTTTTCTAACAATCGGTTTTCGTCCATTTTCACTCCAAATCTTCCTTGTCACTTTTGCAAAGTTTGTCAACAGCATTGATCATGTCAGTGATTAATAAACGACCTTGAAATCGTTTCGCGTCTTCTTGCGAAGCAACTATGCAAATGTCCAAGTTATGTCGATTTAAAACTTCGCGAATTTCCTCAAACATTGTATTTATTTGTTCTTGGCTTTGCGGTTCCAGGTCATTAAGGGCAGCCATATCTTCCACAATCATGGTGAAGCCAGCACCGTACATTTCATCAACTGATATCATTCTAGACCTTCCAACATAACTACTTATTTGGCATATCACAGTTATATACTTTTTGGTTGGGAAAAAAATTAAGAAAATACCCTTCTCGGGAATTCGTATTCACGCCTAGTTTTTGACCATGACGTTGTGGTCGTGAAGTAGCCAACAACTCGTGTCATATGGGATATTATTTTCTTGTTGCAAATTGGACAAGTTTCAGAATTTCCGCAAACTGTAACATGACCATCTTCGCACTCGCCAAAAGAATAATTCACAGCCATATGGGAAACACCGTGCTTTACAGAATATTCTATAAGATGTTTCATAACAGCTGGATCTTCTATTCGGTCACTAACATTAAGATGAAGTATTCCACCGCCAGACAAAATATCCTGGAACTTTCCAGTTAGTATTATTCTTTCTGGCAAAGGCGCGTCGACAATCAATGGTATGTATTGATTGCTATATAGTTTGAATGGTATTTTATCTTCACCAAATAATATCTTGTCTTTTTCTACAAGTTTTACAGCAACCGACTCGCCTGGAATTTCTTCAACGTTAAAAGAATTTCCTGTTTCTTCGCTAGCAACTTTAGCAAAATCCTCAATGAAGTTCAATACTTCTGTTGTAAACTTTATACCGTCATTAGACTTAATATCAATTCCCATGAAGTAACAACATTCATATATGCCAATTATGCCAATAGTAGAAAATAATCGTTTTAACGTGAACCAACCCAGAGGCTTAAAGAACTTCAAAAACCCCTGATCAATCCGACGTTGTAATATTTCTTCACGATGCACAACAAGAAGATCCTTACAAATTTCCAACTGCTTGGTAAGATCAGCAAAGAACTTTTCATGATTACCATTAGCCTTCAAAGCAATTCTGGGTAAGTTTATGGTAACTACCCTATGAGAACCTAAATTTAGGCCACCATTGCCAAAAGAATCTCCTCTTGCTTCCATGCGAGATTCATCATTAATTAGTCTACAACAACTAGCTATTTTATTTCCAGTATTTATATATAAATTAAACGTACCATTTTTTATATTAACACACGAAACCCAATCAAGAAAATCTTGATCAATAATAGATCTATCTTCTCGGCAAGCAATGTTAAAGGTCACTATCGGAAAGCGATATGGCATACCGCTAACTGGATCTCCTTCCGCAAACCACTCCGCAAACAACTTCTGAATTCGTATCACATAATCATAATCAACGCTGGTGCCATCAGGATATGTATAATGCTCAAAAAGTTTTTCTAAGTTCGGCTTATCAAATATACTAACGTTAGTAAATGGGCTTTGACCACCGACCCGGAACTTATTGCTCATTACATGAACAAAACCCTGTAACAAATTAATTATTTGATAATCAGATAGATTTTCTTTCTTAGTATAATAACAAAGATTTACAATTAGGTCTGATATCGCAATAGCACCTGCAAACGACTGTGATAAATCCATTGTTGTTTCGATTACTTGGGCAACAAACGAATGAGCACGCTTTGGCGGCATACTATGAAGTTGACCATATTTCCTACCTTCATTCATTATAAATGATGTAGAATATGCCATACAATATGGTATTTGGGTTGATGCAGCATCGTGAAAATAAACACTAGAATTAAAAATTGCTTTTAATAGTTCATTTGCTCGTTCTAGTCCAAAACGCTTTCTAGAATATTCATGTAGGAGATAATATGAATTTAATTTTGCTAATCCTTTTACAATTTCCGCGGAATAATTATTATGCGAAATTTCGTCGTTTGAATTTGAATTAGCATCTAAACTAATATCAGAAACCTTGTTAGTAAAATATTTTTGGCTCATTACTCCAATGTCTAAAGCATTCCTGGATATACCTTCGATGTCTAGTAATGCTTTGCCCTTTTCGGTAACATTATAATAATTGTATAGTTCTTCAAAATCGGGATCAAAAGTTGTTTGTATTCGCATTGTAATTCTTCCTGAAATCTTTGTGTATTATTTTACCATTATGCCAAATTCTCTGATTGCTCGATGCTGGAAAGCCATTTGTTTTTAATTCTTGTTTATAAGTACCGTCTATAACAAAATCCATGACATCTCGAATATCTTCTGGAAGTTCTTCATATAAAAATCCTGTATATAAAATAGACGGAATATTACATTTAGTTGCTATACTATATAAAGCTTTTGGTTGTAAAACAGGCTCTCCTCCCAAAAAGACAATACTATTATAAAAACCATCATAATTATTTAAATGTTCCAAAACCTCGTTAGTATCAATAAGTTGACCACCTTCCAAATTTTGTAAGTCCGGATTTTGACAACCAGGACAAGCAAATTTGCACCCCTGGAACCATACTTCCAAAGAAATTCCAATACCATTTACGGTACCAGATTGAATTCCAGCACACCTAAACAGCATAAAAATATCCATTACTGTTTTTGAACTATATCCATATTAAAATCCGTACAGATACTTTCAATATGACCATATTTCTCGATACTAAAAATTTTTTCCGATCTATCAACATTCATTTTAAACATTTCCGGAATCGTAATCAATATCGAGTTTTCTGATACTTGTAAATCAAATGACTTAATAAAACCGTCGTCTTGCATACTCTGTAAGTAACAATAAACATTTTGTTTGATATTGTTATTAAATGGACAAGACAATATATCAAATATACTTACTATAAAATTATTAATTATTCTTATCATTTATATCCTTTCCCAGCGCATTAAAATATACAGTATTTCATATATTGAAGTTGTGATAAAATTAGCAAATCCATATATGTCCAAATCACTTTTATTATCAATACAATATATTATGGTTCGTTTATTAATTCCTTGTGCATAACCCATTTCAAAGTGCGACCAAATTCCGCAAGGTACTATCATTAATATTACGTCAGAAAGTTCTATCAACCCTTTGTTGGTTTGAAAAGAATCGGTGCCCTTATAAACACTATGGTTGTGTTTCTGAAGCATTGCTACAGCATTTTTAATATGTTCTATGTTTGCTATAGAAGACGTAACATATATTTTCAAAATAATGCTCCCAAAAAATATAAAAAAGTAATTTTATTGTTTTAAACCTTCGCCATTATAGATACCAGAATATGCTTCCGCAACTTGCCCAACATCCATGAACATTATTTGCATGATTCGGGCATTCTCACATAGTCTGATACCCTGCCTATTATAAACAACCAACATGGATTGGGACTTTCCAACGTATCCCGGATCCCAGATGGAAGTTTCCATGGTGGCGCCACATCGTAGCATAGTGGAACGAGGCATTGCAATACCGACTTTGTCTATGGGAACAGATATCGTTTCGTTGAAACTAACTAAATATGCTCCTGGATTTAAGTCACATTCACCGTCAATAAAAGAAATTTCCGACATTCTCGGTTTTTCTCTCTTAGAATTATCGAAGTCTATGACACCAGCACTCATGTAAGTTTCAATTTTCGAAATTGTTAAATCAACGCCACATGACTGTTCCTGTAGGGAAGAATCAATAACATCAGAAACTATCTTTCCTTCTAAAATTTGTTTACCTGTTAAAATCATGAATAATCCTCACCTATGTTTGCTAAAATCTTTACATTTATAAACAAAATCAATATCATCTTTGAGTACATGAACATCATTTGATAATTTCAACAAACGTTTATATACGTCTTCCTGCATTTCAAATTCATCATAATTTTCGTGCATATCTTGCTTCACGTCATGAATTAAGTTATTTAAATCAGTTTTTGCTATAGCAATACTACGTGAATTACCACATAATGAACTTGATATGGCAACCAATTTATTATAAATGTCTTTTCTTTTCATTTGATTACCTAATGTCTATTAAAACAACACTTAAATCCAATGCTGATAAATCATGAAAATTCACTTTTTCTTTTAGACCAGTTGCATATTCCGGGTTATGGTATTGTGGTTTTGCAACAACGAGCACACAATCATCTTCGTATTCATTGCATACGGACAACCACGATCTATCATTCGGTGCACATCCAAATAATGCACCCATATTATACAAGTTATCAAAAGAAATATGTAAAACAAAATCAGAATATGTTTTAGGAGACATCATCATTATATATGGAACATTATTTAGATATGCAAAAGATTGTTTAATATCGGGTATTATATCTATACGCATTCCCGAACCGTCCCAATTATCAAATGCTTTTATAGTACCTTTGGGATTTTTAAGGGCAATACTTTTCAAAAATTTAAATTGGTCACCTAAAAACATTTTTACCACTTCTCCAAAACTTTCTTAGACTTTCCAGATAAATTTAATAACGCATCATACGGGGTAATATAAGT